CGGTCAGGACCTGAAATACATTTGCGTCACCTCCACCGTCCCTGCCGAAGGGAAGGCCACCACCATTTCCAATATCGCCCTGACCCTGGCCCAGGCCGAAAAAGTGGTGGGCAAAAAGGAGTTTGCCGCCCTGGTAGGGGACTACATCGACAAAAAGCCGGGCAAGCCCACCCTCGTCCCGGCAGCCGACAAACGGCCGGCCATTACTAACAAACCGACCGCAGAACAAGTGTTTACTAAAATGGAGGAATGAAAATCATGAGAAACACCCAAGTAGTGCTGGAAAACGTAAGACTGTCCTATGTGCATCTGACCAAACCCTATGCTGCACAGCCCGGCCAGGAGGAAAAATACTCTGTGACCATCCTGCTGCCCAAGACGGATACGGCAGGCAAAGCCAAGCTGGATGCAGCCATCGAGGCCGCCAAGGACTGGGGCCGGGAAAAGAAATGGGGCGGCCAGGTGCCTCCCATCTGCCCCACCCCCATCCATGACGGGGACGGAGTCAAGCAGGACGGCACGGAATTCGGTCCGGAGTGCAAAGGCATGTGGGTCATGACCGCCAGCTCCAAAGCCGACCAGCCAGTAGAAGTGGTGGACCGGCAGCTCAACAAGATCCTGGACCCCACCCAGATCTACAGCGGGATGTATGCCAACGTCTGCATCAACGTCTACCCGTATGTGCACGTGGCCAAGAAGGGCATCGGCTTCGGCCTGGGGCCTGTACAAAAGACAGCTGACGGAGAAAGCTTTGGGGGCGGCGCTCCCACGGCAGCCAGCGTCTTTAGCGCCATGGGCGGCTCCGACCAGGGAGCTGCTCCCAAGATCAACCCGCTGACCGGGCAGCCGATGTAACACAGGGGGCCCTTCCGGGCCCTCTTTTTACTCTGACGAAAGGAGGGACGACCAATGCAGCATCATCTGAGCATCGACATCGAGACCTACAGCGACCAGGACATCGGGTCCGTGGGCGTCTTTAAGTACGTAGACACCCCAGACTTTGAGATCCTGCTCTTTGCCTACAGCTATGACTTCGGCGACGTCAAGGTGGTGGACTTGGCCCAGGGAGAGACAATACCGGAGCAGGTCGTCAAAGACTTGTACAATCCAGATGTGATCAAACACGCATACAACGCAGCCTTTGAGATCACATGCCTCAACCGGGCAGGGATGTACACGCCGGCTGATCAATGGCGTTGCACCATGATCCATGGGATGTACCTGGGCTATCCGGCCGGACTGGCCCGCCTGGGCAAGGTACTGGGCCTGCCGGAGGACAAACAAAAGATGAGCGTAGGCAAGTCCCTGATCAGCTATTTCTGCAAACCCTGCAAGCCCACCCGCACCAACGGCGGACGGACCAGGAATAAGCCCTACGGGGATCCGGACAAATGGGAGCTGTTTAAAATCTACAACCGTATGGACGTGGTAACCGAGATGGAGGATTACAAACGGCTCCAGTCGTTCCCGGTCCCCCAGGAGGTCCAGGGTGACTGGGTAATTGACTACTACATCAACGCCCGGGGCATCCAGGTGGACAGGGCCCTGGTGGCTGGTGCCCTCAAAATCAACGAGGCCAACCGGGAGGAGCTGCTGACCCGGTCAAAAACACTGACCGGACTCCCCAACCCAGGGAGCCGGGCGCAGCTGCTGCCCTGGCTCAAGGAGCATGGGGCGGACCTGCCGGATCTGACCAAGGAGACGGTCAAAGAGGCCCTCAAGACGGCTACAGGAGATGTCCGGGAGGTCCTGGACATCCAAAGCCGCCTGGCCAAGAGCAGCGTCAGCAAGTACGAGGCCCTGGACCGGGCCACCTGCATGGACGGACGGATCCGGGGAACTCTGCAGTACTATGGGGCGGGGCGGACCGGGAGATGGTCCGGCCGCCTGGTGCAGGTCCAAAACCTGCCCCACGACGTACCTATGGCCATCGACACAGCCCGTGCACTGGTCAAACGGGGCAGCCTGGAGGAGCTACGGCTGCTCTACGGCAAGGTGTCCGACACCCTGAGCCAGCTGATCCGATCCGCGTTTATCGCCAAGCCCGACAGTGTCTTTGTTGTGGCCGACTTTTCGGCCATCGAGGCCCGGGTGCTGGCCTGGCTGGCTGGAGAGGCGTGGCGCCAAAAGGTCTTTAAGGACAATGGCGACATCTACTGCGCCTCCGCCAGTGCCATGTTTAAAGTGCCCGTTGTCAAGCATGGCATCAACGGTCATCTCCGGCAAAAGGGCAAAATTGCAGAGCTGGCCCTGGGCTACGGGGGTGGGACCAACGCCCTCATCACCATGGGGGCTCTCAAGATGGGCCTCACGGAGGACGAGCTGCCGGGAATCGTACAAAAATGGCGGGAGGCCAACCCCAACATCAAGGCTTACTGGTACAAGGTAGAGCGAGCTGCCATGGACGCCATGGCCAAAGCGGAGGCCCAGGACATCGGACACGGGATGTGTTTTGCCCGGGAAGCCAACCTGCAGTACGGCTACGACTACCTGACAGTCAGACTCCCCAGCGGGCGTAAGCTCTACTATCCCCAGCCCATGACCGGGCCCAACCGCTTTGGCGGCGAGGAGATCCGGTACAAGACCTGGGTGGGGACGCGGTGGATCTACAACGGGACCTACAGCGGCAAGCTGGTGGAAAACATCACCCAGGCAGTAGCTCGTGACTGCCTGGCCACGGCCATACGGAGACTGGTGCGGCAGGGCTATAAACCTCTCATGCACATCCACGACGAGGTAGTGCTGGAGGTGCCCAAAGCCAAGCTCCATGACGACGAGCTGGACCGGGTGGTGGCCCTCATGTGTGCCCCCATCGACTGGGCCCCGGGCCTGCTGCTCAATGCGGATGGGTTTGTAAGCCCATATTACAAAAAGGATTGACCGTTATGATAAATGAACCGAAAGGAGGTGACCAGGCATGATCAATGACCGCAGGATCCGGATCAGCGTCGCCCCGTCCAAAAACTCCATCAACTGGGTGGGGACGGAGATGATGTGGTCCGCCTTCGCGGACAGGCTCAAAACGCCCCTCAGGACCGAGGAAACCTATGACGCATACATCCACCTGCCCAAGGCCCAGCAAGGCGCCCTGAAGGACGTAGGTGGATTCGTGGGAGGCACGCTCAACGGCCCCCGGCGGAAGGCATCAGCGGTGACCGGCCGTGACCTGGTCACCCTCGACATGGATACGATCGAGGCCGGAGGGACGGACAGCCTCCTCCGGCGGGTGGGCTCCCTGGGGATCGCCTATGTGGTGTACTCCACCCGGAGCCATGCACCCATCCGACCACGGCTACGGGTGATCCTGCCCCTGGACCGGACGGTAACGGCAGACGAGTATGAGCCCATTGCCCGGCGCCTGGCGGCGGTGATCGGTATCGACCACTGCGACCCGACCACCTTTGAGGCCAGCCGGCTGATGTTCTGGCCCAGCTGCTCCAGCGACAGTCAGTACGTCTATGCCACGGACGACCTGCCTTTTGCCAGTGCATCGGGCATCCTGGCCCAGTACGACGACTGGCGGGACGTCCAGTCCTGGCCTACGGTGCCAGGCAAGGAGCTCCAGGCCAAGGTGGCTCTCTCCAAGCAGGCGGACCCGACACAAAAGCCGGGCATCGTGGGCGCCTTTTGCCGGGTCTACGACATCCGCCGGGCCCTGGCCCGCTACCTGCCCAACGCCTATGCAGATACGGACCACGAGGACCGGATGACCTATACCGGCGGCACCACCGTAGCCGGGGCCGTGCTCTATGATGACGGCAAATTTTTGTACAGCCATCACGCCACCGACCCCTGCTGCGATCAGCTGGTCAACGCATTTGACCTGGTGCGTCTGCACCGGTTTGCCAACCAGGACGCCAGCGCCCAGCCCGGGACGCCCGTAAACAAGACGCCCTCTTACCAGGCCATGAAACGCCTGGCCATGGAGGACCAGGATGTGCTGATGGAGCTCAACCGGACATCCGCCCAGGAGGTGGCCAATGTCTTTAGTGACATGGGTGCCGGACCAGATGAGGACGGGGCAGAGGCTGCTCCGGAAAAGATCGATGTGGATTGGATGCGGGCCCATAAGATCGCCATGGACCCCAACACGGGCCATCCGAAAAAGACCATGGACAACATCATCCGGATCTTTAACTACGATCCACGGCTCAAAGGCAAAATTGCTGTGGACGAGTTTTCGACCCGGGGCCTTGTCCTGGGGCAGCTGCCCTGGTCCTCGGAGACTGGCAAGCGGCTGTGGACGGATACGGACGATGCTGGCGTGGCCTGGTACTTTGAGCTGGCCTACCACATCACCGGCCGGGACAAGCTGACCGGAGCCCTGATGCTGGTCAGCGAGCAGCACAAATTCAACGAGGTCCGGGACTACCTGGACAGCCTGACCTGGGATGGAAAACCCCGGGTGGCCACCGTACTGCGGGACTACCTGGGGGCTGAGGACAGCCCGTACACACGGGCCGTGGCCCGGAAGAGCTTTGCCGCCGCCGTAGCCCGGGTGGAAACCCCCGGATGCAAGTACGACTACGTCCCGGTCTTTGTGGGCCCCCAGGGCATCGGCAAGACGACGTTTTTAAAGACCATCGGCAAAGACTGGCACTCCGACTCCCTCCAGAGCTTCAAGGGAAAGGAAGCGGCAGAGATGATCCAGGGCATCTGGATCAACGAGATCGGGGAGATGACCGGCTACAACAAGAGCGAGGATGATGTCATCAAGCAGTTTCTGAGCCGGTGCGACGATGTGTACCGGCAGCCGTATGGCCGCCATACAGGGCGGTACCCCCGGAAAGGTGTGTTTTTTGGAACCTGCAACAACCACGACTTTTTAAAGGATCCCACAGGGAGCCGGCGCTTTTGGCCGGTGGACGTGGGAGTCCGGGCACCCATCAAAGATATATGGCGGGAGCTGCCGGGAGAGGTGGACCAGCTGTGGGCGGAAGCCGTCCTGCTATGGCAACAGGGAGAGCCTCTGTACATGGATACACCGGAGCTGGACAGCCTGGCCAAACAGGCCCAGGCCCAGCACCGGGAGGACAGTGTCAAGGAGGGCATGATCCAGGACTTCGTGGAAAAGGACGTGCCAGGGAACTACGATGGACTGAGCCTTAACAACCGTAGGATGTTCTGGGCCGGGAGTTACGCCCTGGGCCCCGATGAGGTCCTGGCCCCCCGGGAGAAGGTCTGTGCCCTGGAAATCTGGTGCGAATGCTTCGGGGGCGACCCCAGGTCCATGCGGAGAGCGGATGCTGTCGAGATCAACCAGATCCTGTCGGCCATCCCGGGCTGGATCCGTAATAAAGACAAACGCCGGTATGGTTACTGCGGCACTCAAAGAGGTTTCGAGCGGCGCCGTTGATGCATAACCATACGGGAGATGGGTGTACCCAAACTCTTTTGCAGACCGTGACCCGGGAAAACGGGGGTGTACCCAAACTTTTTAAATGGGTACACCCTTTGGGTACGGCTAAAACCGCATCTGGACTGGGGTTATGGCCTATATACCCTATGTACCCAAACATTATATATATAGTAAAAATAAAGGATATTATAGAGCGCGTATACGTATACGCCGCCTAAATCCTTAAATTTAGGTATATATAGAGATGTTTGGGTACATAGGGTACAATACAGATGAGGAATTGTATAATTATGCAGAAAGGAGAGAAATTATGCACGAATTGGAACGGAGCGTAGAGAGGCGGCTGGTCCGGGGTGTGAAAGCCCTGGGTGGTACCGCCTACAAATGGGTATGCCCCGGTACCGTTGGTGTGCCTGACCGGATTGTGGTATGGCCGGGGGGCCGGGTGGACTTTATCGAGCTGAAGACGGAGACCGGGGTGCTGAGCCCTCGGCAGAAGATCGTACTCGACCATTTACGGAGTCTGGGTTGCAGCGTGCGAGTGCTGCGGGGGTCAGATGCCGTGTCTGCCTACCTGGACGAGGAGGGGGCTGAATGAAGTTCGTCCCACATCCTTACCAGGAGTTCTGCGTCCAGGCTATCCTGGACAAGCCTGCAGTTGGGCTGTTTTTGGACATGGGGCTGGGCAAGACGGCCATCAAGCTGACCGCCATCAATGAGCTGCGGTACGGGCGGTTTGCCATCCGTAAATGCCTGGTCATCGCCCCCAAAAAGGTGGCGGAAGCCACCTGGCAGAAGGAGGCGGCCAAGTGGGATAATCTGCGGCACCTGCGGTTGGCCACCGTCCTGGGCAGCACCCGGCAGCGGATTAAAGCCCTGCTGACCCCGGTGGACATCTGGATCATCAACCGGGAGAATGTGACCTGGCTCGTGGATTACTATCAAAACACCTGGCCCTTTGACATGGTGGTGATCGATGAGTCATCGAGCTTTAAAAGCCACAGTGCCAAACGGTTTAAATCCTTGGCCTCTATCCGGCCCCACATTAACCGGATCGTGGAGCTGACCGGGACCCCATCCCCCAACGGGCTGATGGACCTGTGGAGCCAGATCTACCTGTTGGACGGAGGCGCACGGCTGGGGAAATATTATACCCATTTCCGCAATCGGTACTTTGACCCGGGCAGGCGGGGGCGGGATGTGATCTATCAGTATGACCCCAAAGAGGGGGCGGCCGATGCAGTACTGTCCAAAATATCGGATATCTGTATCAGCATGAAAGCGTCCGACTACCTGCAGCTGCCGGACTGTATCGTCCATGACATCCCGGTGGAGTTGGATGCCAAGGCCAAGAAGGCTTACACCGAGTTGGAGAAAAAGATGGTCCTGTCCTTGCCGGATGGGGATATCGACGTGGCCAGTGCGGCGGCCCTGTCCAACAAGCTGCAGCAGCTGGCCAACGGGGCCCTGTATGACGATGACCATCAGGTCCACCTGGTCCATGACTGCAAAATCGAGGCCTTTATGGAGCTGATCGAGCAGTTGCACGGGCAGCATGCCCTGGTGTTTTACAATTTCAAGCACGACAAGGACCGGCTGATGACGGCCCTGTCCAAGAGCAAGCTGCGGGTCCGGGAATTTACGGGAGCCCGGGAAGAAATCGACTGGAATGCCGGTAAGATCGACGTTCTGCTGGCCCATCCGGCCAGCACGGCCTACGGGCTCAATCTCCAGGATGGCGGTCATCACATCATCTGGTTTGGACTCAACTGGAGCCTGGAGTTGTACCAGCAGGCCAACAAGCGCCTGCACCGGCAGGGGCAGAAAGAGCCCGTCATCATCCACCAGCTGATCTGCACCGGGACCCGAGACGAAGATCTGGTGGAAGCCCTGGGAGACAAGGACGCCTCCCAGGAGAAGGTGTTAGAATCACTGAAAGCGCGAATCAAGAAATGGAGGCTGCCAAAATGAACAAATTGGTAAAAGCGGTAGTGTTAATCGGATTGTTTGCAGGGCTGGCCCTGATCCTGGGGGCCACCCTGGCGGCGTGGGAATATGTGCTTTGTTTGTAAAGGAGGCGGACACAGGTGTTGCTGAAAGAGTTGCTGCCGTTTATTGAGCCGGACACGGAGTTGATCCTGCTTGAGCTGTGTGATACGGGGTGCCGCAAGGATTTGATCCCTGGGGGCTTCCGGGTACCGGAGGAGCCCTGGCGCCCGGAAGCTGACGCAGATTTGATGCCTTATCTTGATTGGACAGTTATCTGGGTAGGCATTAACCAATCGCGTCCGGAGTATGGCGAGCTTTGGGTGACGTTGGACAGATGGAGGGGGGTGGTATGATGCGCCAGATACGGTTTAGAGGATTTAATCCTCTCTACGGATGGCTGTACGGCGATTTGTGCCATTGCGGAGCTAACCTTACGGGTCCCGAGCCGGTCCCTATCGTGGCCATTGTGGCTGACGATGGCACGGCTATGGAGGTTGATCCCGAGTCGGTGGGCCAGCTGACCGGTCTCACCGACTGCCATGGCGTTGACATCTACGAGGGCGACACGCTGTATGCCCCTCGGATCGGGCGGATGTATGAGGTCTGCTGGTCAGACGGCAGCTTTGTCGCCCGTAGTAAGCACTACCCGACGGATAGTTTGGTTGATTTATACGGCCTTTTGTTTGATCACCAGGTGGTCAACTATGGGTGTCGTAGGGAGGTGATGACACCACATGGACGGGCAACGGATACCGGGCGTAAGTAGGCAGCAGCTAAAACAGATCAAGGCCATGAGCCTGCCGGATTTTAGACTGTGGCTGCTGGAGTATAGCAGCCAGATTTACAACCTGGGCATCAGTGACTGCCGGGATGCCTTAAAGGCGGAGTTCGGTTTCGGCGAGGCCAGGCTTAAAAGGATGACCGACCATATCCAGCGGGCTATGGAGGCCTTTGCAAAGGAGGACGGAAAGTATGTGTGATTTTGACGATGGATTTCTGGCGGACGTACTCGAGGGGATGCATCCAGACAGAGAAATCATAATCTACACACGAAACAAGGAGATCGAAATCTATCGCGGGATATATGCAGGGCTACCTTACTACTACGTAGGCGACATCCTGCTTGAGGCGGTGGATTATCGCTACTTGGATGACGGGGTCGTGGAGATTGTTGTAGATGTGGATGGGGGTGAGTATGCATGATGTTTAAAACCTATCCCATCCCGCAATACCGGGGTAAGAAAATCGGGCGCCTGGAAATCGTGGATATGTGGGGTGGCCATCAGGATGTCCCGGATGAGGTGCTGGCCCTGGGGTGCCGGTTTGGGCACGAGCCGGACGTCTATGCCGGTGATTTCCTGACCGCCCAGCTTTTGGTGGGCCGGCAGAACTATAAAGCGGACCTGCGGTGGACACCGGATGCGGGGTATGAATTCATGATCTTTAAATGCGACCTAAATGGCCACGTATCGTCCGGCAGGAGCTGCTACGAGGGCCATCGGTATCCTAACGTGACCCTCCCGACCTTTTTGTGGTACATCAACGATTTTGCCAAGGAGGTGGCTAAAAAATGACCGATAAGACTTTGGAAATCAAGGCCAAGCTGCAAAACATCAGTAACGAGCTGGGAGGCGGGGAAACGGATATGTCCTATCTGTCCGCCAAACTGGCCTACCCGTATGGGGACAGTCGGGCCCACGATGTGCTGCTGCAATCCCTGGACCGGATCAGCCGGCTGCGGGAGTACCTCAAGCACCAGGAGGATGACCTCCGGCGGGATCTGATGAGCCTATGAGCTACCATCTGGATTTTCCCGGGACGTTCCATCCCTGTGCCTGGTGCGGGATGACGTTTTACAAACCGACGACGGCCAAATGGCTGTACAAGATCCACGATAAGACCGGCGTCCACTATTTTTGCTGCTGGACCTGCCTGCACAAGTGGCAGGCGGCCCAGGAAAGGAGACCGAAAAGATGACAAGTAAAGAGACGGCACAACGGTGCCACAAATGTGACATGGCCATCCCGGATGGGGGCCAGATGCTGTGCATGGGTGTCAAGCCCATCGCTATGATCGATGATGTGGCGGATGACGATTGCCCTAAACACCGGGTGACGCCAGAGGCCCCGGAGGGCAAAAAAAGACCAGGCCGCAAGCCTAAGGTGGCAAAAGAGCCCGAGGCTAAGGCTGCCCTGCCGGACCTCCGGACAGATCCGGACAGATCCGGACAGGCCCTGTCCGACCCAGCCAAAGAGACGCCCGCCCCGGAGCCCGGGGAGACCGCTGCCGATCCGGTCCACCATCCCAGCCACTATGCCTGGAGAGGTGGTCCGGAGTGCATCGAGATTGCCCGGGAGCTGTGCCGGGGATCCGACGGGATCGCCGCCTACCTGATAGGGTGCGCCGCCAAATACATTTATCGCTATCCCCAAAAAAACGGCCTGCAGGACCTGGATAAGGCCATAGAGTGCCTGACTATGCTGCGGGTCTTTGAGACCAAGAAAGGAGGAGATACGGATGCACGATGACTGGAGCCTCACGGCTGCTATGGTGGGCTTGATCGTTTTTGTGGCCATGGCCCTGCTGTGGGCGGCCGGAGGCTGCTTATGACCGGGGCAGAGTTTTTACGGCGGATCTACGAGCTGGAGGACGGGCTGGCCTGTAAAGAGGACGAGATCCGCAAGATCCAGGCGGATATGATCCACCTCAAGAGCGTGGATACATCCCGGGATCGTGTGGATGGTGGTCAGCCCCTGGGTATGGCCGATAAGGTGGCCAAACTGATGGAGGTGGAGGAGGCACTCAACCGAGACTGGGACACTCTGATCAAATGGCGGGAGGTGGCCCGAGAGATGATCGGACGGATGTTGACCGACCAGAACCGTATCGTCCTCATGACCCGGATTGTCAATCACCGGAGCTGGAAACGGGTGGCCGGGGTACTCAACAAGAGCGAGGATTATGTCCGTCATCTGTATCCGGTGGCTGTGGCCGAGTTTGAGGCCCGGGTGGCCGAGGAATACCCGGGGTATCTGGATAATGTGACATTCCCGGGATAAAAACACAAAATAACCGGGAATGTCACAACATAACCAGCTTAAAGGGTGTTATCATATAAGCTGTAAGCAGTGAGCGTTAAGGGTACAGCAGCCTTACGCCACAGCAACTCAACAGGATTCCCCTCTAAGTGGGACAAAGCCGCCTATGATCAGGCGGCTTTTCTCATGTCTTTTTCCGGCCGCCAGCGCGGGGCGCCGACGCCTGCTGACTGACGGTGCAGCTTTTCTCTCCTTTCCGGCCCGCCATCAGCCAGCGGGCGTGAGTGTCTCAGCAGCGACATAGGGGGGCGGATGTCCGCCGGTAGCACACAGCAAAGTGGGTTGAATTTGTGGAGTTGGCGGGTCCTTCTGGCTCCCGTGGAAAAGCCGCGGGTCTGTCGAGCCCCGAAAACGCTCTAGTTGCAAAAATTTTTCCGGCCTAAGTTGCCAGGTTAACGCAAATGGGAGGTGAGCCAGGGTGAAAATCTCAAAAGACCTTAAGTCTCTTACCGCGACACAAAAAGAGATGTCAAAAGCCCTTGGGCTCACGGCTGCACGCATTAACCAGCTCATCGACGAGGGCGTGGTCACCAGGGATCCCAAGGATTCCCGGGGCGGCGTCTTTGTTGTCGAATCAATTAAGAATTATTACAGCCAGCGGGGCGGCGGAAGCCCCAACGGGAATGCTCCTGACCTCAACGAGGAACGGGCCCGGCACGAAAAAGCAAAGCGGGAAATCGCCGAGCTGAAGCTGGCCGAGCTCCAGGGGAGCGTTTACCCGGCAAAAACGGTTGAGCTGGTCATGACTGAAATGGCCTCCAACCTGCGGACCCAGCTTTTGGGCCTGCCAGCCAAGCTGGCCCCCATCCTGGAAGGCCAGAAAAAAGAAGAAATCTATACGACCCTCACAAAGGAAATCGAGGAAAAGCTATCCGAGTTGTCTAGTTACAGCCCGGATCTTTTTATGGATGCAGAATCGGCAGAGGGGGTGGACTCCGATGAAGAGTGCTGAAGCCCTCTGGCGGTATGTGTCCGAACATGGCCTTAAGCCCCTGCCCAAGACGTCTGTATCCGAATGGGCCGACACCTACCGGATGCTCCCTAGCACGGCAGCGGAGCCGGGCCGTTGGAAAACCAGCCGGGCACCTTACCAAAAGGACATTATGGACAGCTTTACCCAGCCCGGGATCCATGAAGTGGTAGTCAAGAGCTGCAGTCAGATCGGGAAGAGCGACATCATGAACAACATCATCGGGCGGTTTGCCCACCTGGATCCCTGCTCCATCATGATGGTCCAGCCCACAGTGGATATGGCCGAGGACTTTTCCAAGTCCCGAATTGAACCCATGATCCGTGACACCAAGGTCCTGTCCGACATCTTCGCTGATGTGAAGAGCCGGGATCGCGGGAACACCATCCTGTCCAAACTGTTTCCGGGTGGGCGGCTCATCATGGGTGGGGCCAACAGCCCTGCGGGTCTGGCGTCTCGTCCCATCCGGATCCTGCTCTGCGATGAAGTGGACCGCTTCCCGGCATCAGCAGGAACGGAAGGCGACCCCATCGACCTTGCAGCCAAAAGAATGACGACCTATTGGAACCGGGTCATGGGCCTTTTCTCCACGCCCACCAACGAGGGCGACTCCCGGATCGATGTGTCCTATAACTCCGGTACCCAGGAGGAATGGCAGCACCAATGCCCTAACTGCGGCGAATATCATAAGCTGTCCTACCTCAACATGGAGGTTGACGCTCAAAAGGGCGCCAAGATCCAGGGGACGCAGCGTTATGTGGTCCGGGGTGTCAAATGGCGGTGCCCGGACTGCGGGTTCGCATTTACCGAAAAACAGATGAAAGTCGCGCCGCAGAAATATGTAGCTCAACATCCGGAAGCCCTGGAAACGGGCTGCCGGTCTTTTTATATCAATGCCTTCTCCTCGCCCTGGATCAGCTGGAAGCAGGTTATGAAGGAGTGGTTGGAAGCGAAGGGTTTCCCTGACCGCGAGAAGGTCGTCATGAACACACGCTTCGGTGAGAGCTACCGGGTGACCGGGGCCTTTGAGTCCGATGACTTTTTACTCCAAAGACGAGAAAAATACGGTGCCGAACTGCCGGAAGGTGTGCTCCTTCTGACGGCCGCCGTAGACGTCCAGGACAATCGACTGGAATATGAGATCTGCGGCTGGGGCGAAGGCGAGGAGTGCTGGGGCATCCTGAAGGGCGTCGTCCTTGGGGCTCCGAACCGGGTCAGCACCTGGACGGAGCTGGACAAGGTCCTGGATCGGGCCTACAAGTTTACCGACGGACGCACTCTCCGTGTGACCCGGACCTTTATCGATTCCGGCGGGCATTACACCGGAAACGTCTATCGTTACTGCGAACGGAATATCATCAAACAAAGGTTTGCCGTCAAGGGCATGGGCGGACCGGGCATCCCTCTGGATTACAAGGTAGGCGTTGCCAAAGGCCTCAATGCCCCTCTGGTGATGCTGGGGGTTGACGACGGGAAGCAGCAGATCATGAACAGGCTGACCATTGAGCATCCTGGGCCGATGTTTTTCCACTTTCCTCTGGACGAGGATGGGGTGATGACCAACCGGGGCTATGATGCTCTGTATTTTCGGGGACTGATCTCCGAGCATCGGAAAACCGTCAAGAAAAACGGAGAATACCGGGAAGTCTGGGAGCCCACCACCGGGGTGCGGAACGAGCCACTCGACCTGCGGAATTATAACCTGGCCTGTATGCAGACGCTGCATCCCGACTGGGACGGGCTGGCGGCCCGAGGCAGGGCGGACATCCTGGAAGAGACAGAAACAGTGGCCAGAACAGAAAAACGGAAGAAAGATCACCGGAAAAAGCCTTTAAAGGCGTCCAGCGGCACCCAGATCTGGTAAGGAGGACGAAAAATGGGAAATAGAATCCAAAATGCCAGGCTGAAGATGTACCTGGAAGCAGAGCAGGCCGTGCTGACTGGCCAGAGCTACACAATTGGAAACAGGACTCTGACCCGTGCCAACCTGGCCACCATCCGCAATGCGATTGATGACCTGATTGCAGCTGGGGCCACTCTGGATGGGGAACCCCTGGAGCCGGCAGGCAGCACCAAGAGAGTCGTCCTGATGGACTGAGAGGAGGCAGAGTCCCGTGAGCAAAAAACGAAGAAAACTCATCAAATCTCGGATCCGGTCCCCGGCTGTGATCAACAGCGGGTATAGTGACGGCGGGGCATCCTGGCAAAAGGATGCCCTGCGGAGCTGGAGGCCTCAGCGTCTGTCCTCCAAGAGCGACATCGACGCCAATCTGATCACGCTCCGCAACCGGGCAGCTGACCAGGCAATTAACACACCTCTGGGCAGCGCCGCCATCGTAACCAGCACTATGCACGCTGTAGGAGCCGGGCTCAGGCTCTTCCCCCGCATACCCTATAAGATCCTGGGGCTGACGGCAGAAGAGGCGAGAGACTGGGAGAGGCATACGGTCAGAGAGTTTGAGCTCTGGGCCGGATCCAAGGAGTGCGACTACCGACGGCGGAACAACTTTTATGATCTGCAAAATATCGCCTATGCGACATACCTGACCGATGGTGACAGTTTCGCGTTGTTCCGCCGGACGGCGCCCTCCTACAATCAGCCATATACGCTGCGGCTCCAACTGTTGGAAGCCAACCGGGTGAGCAACCCTCTGGGCCCCCAGGCCTGCTACAGCGAGGCCAACGCTTACGGCATCGAGCAGCTCAACCCGGACAACGGAAATCATATCATCAACGGGGTGGAAGTCACACCCGATGGACGGCTGGCTGCCTATTGGATCTCCAACAAGGTCCCGGGCGACCTGGTCAACATCGACGGCGCGACTACCTGGCAGAGAGTGGAAGCCTTTGGCCCCCGCACCGGGATGCCCAACATCCTCCAGGTGTGTCACGACTCCAGGGCTGAGCAGTACCGTGGAGTGCCGTACCTGGCCCCTGTGCTGGAGCAGCTCAAGCAGATCGGGCGATACTGCAATGCTGAGCTGACGGCGGCTATCATCCGCAGCTTTTTATCCGTATTTTTTACCAATACGACCCAGGCCAGCAACAGCCTGGACAATATCCTGCCCAGCGCCTACGGGGCGCCGGACGAAGACCACGCCGACGAGCCCGTGGTTGATACCACCCAGTACAAGCTGGGCCCGGGTCAGCTCAACAGCTTGCCCAAGGGTGTGGACGTTAAGACGGTGGACAGCTCCAACGCCCAAAGTGCTTATGACAGCTATATGACGCATCTGGAAAAGAGCGTGGCTGCGTCCCTTAACATTCCCTATGAGGTCCTGCTCAAATGCTTTAACTCCAGTTACTCCGCCAGCCGGGGCGCCTTGCTCCAGGCCCAGGACGAATTTAAGACCCGCCGTAGATGGTTTGCTGCGGATTTTTGCCAGCCCATCTACGAGCAGTGGCTCCTGGAGGCAGTGGTGACCGGCCGGGTTAAGTGCCCGGGCTACTTTGAGGATCCGGTCAAGCGCAAGGCCTGGGCCAGTGCAGACTGGTTTGGCCCTACCATGAGCATCCTGGATCCCATCAAGGATGTGACCGGCTCTGCCCTGCGGGTCAAGTACGGCCTGACCACCCGGGAGCGGGAGGCCGCAGAAATGACCGGCAGCGACCTGGAGGAAAATCTGGAGCAGCTAGCTTACGAACAGGACCTGATCAAGCAGCTGGGGCTGACTGTAGGCTCTCCGGACGTGTTGTCCGGAGGCCAGGAGAACGCCCAGGAAGGCGGTGAGAAAGAAAATGACACAAAAACCTAATTTTTGGACTATTAAAAACGAAGCCGACTCCCAGGAGGCGGAGCTCCTGATCTATGGGGAAATCAGCCCTAATGCAGAATTTTGGCACGCCTTTGTGCCCGACG